TTGCAATATATTGATATTGATAACGATTCATACCATAAATTTTATATTCAGGTATGCTCTTATATTGATCTACAAAATGTTTTGCTTTTGATATGCTGTCAAACTTTTTGGCTGCAACATACTTGCCGTTTAGTGTCTGATGTTTTGTTTTCTCTTTTGTAGGTACGAATAATGTAGGTTGATAATTAATTCTACTTAAATATGATTGACCATTAGCGACACCTCTGATAAGTAATTTACCTTTATATTCTAAAACATTTGTATAGAAATCGCTCGCTAAATTCATACTATATTATATCACAAAGACTTGAAAAAATCAAGTCTGTTTTGGTATATGGACTATTAATCCATCTAGTTTTTCGTCTAATGTTATTTGACAACTTAATCTACTATTTGGTTTTGCTAAAGGATCATAATCTAGCAAATCTTGCTCTGCACTTGTTTCGTCTGGTTTACCTACCTTGTCAATCCACTTTTCATCTACCCACACATGACAAGTTGCACATGAACAAGCGCCACCACAATCTGCGTCTATATTATCTATGTAACCACTTTTAGAAAAGTACCTTGAAGCTTCCATTAATGTGTTAAACTCTGGCGCTTCTACTGTTTCTATTTCACCATTTCTAGTTTTAAAATGAACCTTTATATTTTTCATTATACTATTAATTTTGTTTTAGGTTTTACTAAACTGCTTGTGTTCTTATCATATGCGTCAATCAAATTTGTATCTGGATTTGTTGACGTGATTATGTTATCTTTTTTAATTTTAATTACTTCGTCTTTTGTGTATGGTATGTAAGGATGAAAACCTATTGACATAGGTTGTCCTGGTTGACCTTGCATTGGGATCAATACAAAGGGTTTCTTTATATATTCATAATCAATATGATTTTCTAATTCACCTTCTTTTAATGGGTCACCTTCTTCAACTGGCGTACCTATCACATCTTCTCCTGTTGAGAGCCTGTATAATCTAATCATAATATATCCTTTCAATTACTCTGATTTAGTTTCTTCTTTAACTACTTTCTTACCAATGTTATATTTCGCTTGTAAATTCCACTCGTTTTTTTCTTTAAATGCTATGATTTTAATTTGTGATAAAGGCGCTTTATTTGTTGCGTCCTCTGTTTTTACTATTGTTAGTAAGTTCCAATCTTGTAATAATACAGATATTGTATTTCTTCTCTGTATATCATTCTCTATTAGAGTAGCTTTCTTGCCATCTAAAGCAAATAATTCTTTAAAGTGTACTATGTAATATTTACCTTGTTTATGAAGTATGTGGCAACTTTGAAATAAAGTCTTATCTTTACGACTTGCAACACCTATTCGGGATAAGGTTTCCCTAATTTTTAAAAAGTCATCAGGTTGATTAAGAGTAACCTCTAACATCTGCTCTGGTGACCAATTGAAGCTTTCTTCACTCATCTTTTTCTCCCACCCTTATCAAGTTTTTCTTTGATAAGATTCAATTGTTTTTTATCTAGTATGTCAAGGGCTACTTTTGCTTTTGCATTACTATAACCATAATATTCTTTTACATACTCTAAATTTTTTGATTTAGCAGTAGTTGTCCACTTGCCACCAAATCGTTTTCTCTTACGAATACTATTTAGTAGAAAATGAAACTGAAGACGTTTGTTGAGGCCGTGATGAATATTCATCTCATTTGCCATCATTATAGAGTCTACATGTTGAGATAAACAACGATTAATAATGTAAGGTGGAAACTTTTTTTCCCAAGTCAAGTCTGTACCATCAAGCAAATTAACTTTACTAAAGTTTATTGCGTTTAGGTAATCCGATAGTTTATATTCGATCATTATTAGTGCTTTTCATGTTTTTTGTGACCTTTGTGTGATCCCATATAATAATCGCCTGGTTCATAATTCCAGACTTTACCGTGGTGTCCTCTAACATCAGCCCAAAACATTCTGCATTTCACAATAAGTGTTCGCCAAAAAGTTCTTCGTGCCATATCTCCCTCTACTTAAATTTACATTCTGCCATAATTTGTGTCAAACAGGCAACCATATTTATCTCATGGTCCGCCACGAAGGCTGATTTATATTGGTAATCTGCAATCGTTAAGACAGCAGCAGGGACTGATTGAGGTTGTAAGTTCTTATATAAGATGTCATAGATACCAGAGAATAGAGAAGAAGGATCTTTATCTAGGTTTTGAATAACCCATTTACGCATATCACTAAACCTTTTTTCTTTTAATAACTTGACTAATTCTTTATTATTAATCTCTGATAAAGAAACAAGTATACCACTATCTATCTTACCTCTTACCGAATATCTTTGTAGTTCGTTGATAGTTCTTCTAAAGTCTGGATAGTGTCTTTGTATTAGTTCAGCAAGTACCTTTTTATCAAATTCTATGTGTTCTTTTTTAAGAATATCTGATAGTCTGCCCATAAAAGCAGTAGCAGTTTTAATCTTTTGACCATTTGTAATACGAAAATCAATACAAGTACAACGACTATGTAAAGCAGGTATAATCTTATTCTTAAAATTACAAGTAAATATAAATCTACAATTCTTGTAAAATGTTTCGATAAAGTTTCTTAATGCAGGTTGAACAGAGTCAGGATTCATATAATCTGCCTCGTCAATAATTACAACTTTATGATTAGAATTGCCATCTAAAGAAACACTAGACGCAAAATTTTTGATTGTAGTTCTTAAAGTATCAATGTGCCTACCTTCGTCTGAACCATTAATGATGATATAATCAACACCTAGTTCTTCACATAAGGCACGAGCAACCGTTGTTTTGCCCGTACCTGCTGTGCCAGAGAGGAGAAGATTTGGTAGTTCTTTGCTATCTAAAAATTTTAAAAAGGTAGATTTTAAGTCTTCACTTAAAATACAATCTGATATTTTTTTAGGACGGTATTTTTCAACCCATAAAAAGTCTGACATTCAACACCTCTAAAATGTTGAATCAGCTTCTAATGCAATCCAATATTGCACAGGAACTTTTTTGTTTATAAAATGAGCAATCTTAGCCTTAGATAATGCAACATCATATTCGCCAGGAATAATCTTCATATTCTCTGCCTTGATGTAAGCAGTAAACTCAATATCAGTAGTACCAACTTCAATAGATGATACATTTGAATTACTATTTTTCTTATCTAATGCAACTAATTTAATCTTGCCATTCTCACCTTTAAATGCAATATCAGGTAGACTTAAATTTGTATATAGTTTTTTGACAGAATCATAGTCACTATTTTTTAATGTAAATGTAACCGTCTTGTCAGGCATTTGTATTTCTTTAGTCGGAATAACTAAAGTGGATTTATCAGCAAAAGCATATCTTGCTGACAGAGAGGAACTCTCATCTTTGATTTGTAGATTAGCAGAACCGTTAAACTTTAGTACAGGTTTTGCAAAAGAATCTAGTGCTCTTAAAAACTCTGGTAAGTCATAAACACCAAACTCTGTTTCAAACTCTTCAGCAACATCTGCTTTTGCCATTATGTTTTTCATAGTGGACATAGTAGCGATAGACTTGCCTGGTTTGAATAGTATATTGTTGTTAATGTCTGAGAAATTTCTCAATACACTAACTGTCGCTTCACTTATTTTCATTTCTTCTCCTTATCATAATTTAATAATAGTATAACATAATGTACCGCCTTTAACAAGTCAGCACGATTATGGCCGTTCTTCTTACCATATCTACACAAATATTTAATTGCATTTGCATGGCAAAAATCTTTTCCAATGTTAAGAGTTTTAAGTAAATCTAAAACTTGAAAACCATCTTTACCTTTTGAGTAATGTTGGCCGTAAGTAGATTTTATATACTCGTTAATCTCTTTAAGGATTTTATCTTCATTGTATTTCATAATATAATTATAACATTAACTAGGTCTAATGTCAATATTCTGTAATGGTTGATCGTGTCTTGGATCAGTTTGTTGTAAATACTTTAACATATGCTCTGGTGATGATACCGTATAAGGATCATCATCATCGCTGAATTGATTAAAACCTGGTTCAACAAACATTTTTTCAATAACACCGTTGTTAATTACAGCAGAATATCTCCATGATCTTAAACCAAAACCTTGCACTGGTTTGTTAACTAACATTCCTATATTTCTAGTAAATGTGCCACAACCATCAGGTATCATTTTAACATTTTTAATTTGTAAATCTCTTGCCCAAGCATTCATAACAAAGGCATCATTTACAGATATACAATATACGTCAT